ACAGCAGGGAGAGAGCCCGTTGTCGCATGCCAATGCGTTTGCAAACGGTTTAACGCCGGAGTTAAAATCACAGCTGCTTAAAGAAATGATGGAAGCAAGATCTAGAAGATAGGCTTTATTCATATTCATTCTTTCCTTTGCCCCCTAGTTTTTTTGTAATTTTTTCCTAGGGGGTTTTGCCTTTAATGTTTAATGCGATATAAAATCAAATTGGCAGTACGGGAATTCGCCAACCCACGAGCTGTACGGGCATCGCTCACCCAAAGGCCGTATGGGAATCGCCTACCCAGTATGCACTCGCATACGTAGTGATAACATTATTTACATTTTTTAGGAGATAGTAATGGCAATAACAACTACAACTATTTTACCTCCTCCAGTTCAGCAAAGCTTTTCTTATAAATTGCTTTCGGTGCCTGTACCTTCAATGATTCACAAGGTACCCGCAATGAAGAAAAGAATGCCTGCAAAAGGCGGTAATACTCTTCGTATGAGAAGATATAATGCACTTGATACTGCAATGGTACCGCTTGGTAATACTGGCATAACTCCGCCAGCGCAAGAGCTTACCGCGGTAGATATCGATGCTAAAGTAGATTTCTACGGCACTTATGTCGAGCTTAACGAGCAAGTCACTTTGCAGAGCCAAGATCCGGTTTTGAACGAGGCCGCTGCACGTTTGGGGGTCTCGTTAAGGCAAACAGAGGATCAATTGACTCGCGACATGTTAGCTGCAACCGCTGGTTTTATAAATTGCGTGGGCGGCAACAACGGGGATAACCCAACAAATATTTCACGCTCTGACGTTGATGATGTTGTAAGAACTCTTCTTTCTAACGATGCATATACCGTAATGGATAACATCGAAGGTGAAGATAAGTTTGGCACAGGTCCAGTACGTGATGCGTATTTTGCATTATGTTCAACACAGCTTACAGGTAACTTGGATGCTGTTAATGGTTTCTTGCATAAAAATCAGTATCCAGCTCCAATGAATGCGTTAAGAACAGAGTGGGGTGCAATTGGTAACCTCAGATTCTTGGTGTCATCAATTGGTTCTGTAACTGCAAATAGCTCTAACTTGGGCGCAGATGTGTTTAACATTTTCTGTGTTGGTATGGAAGCGTATGCATGTATTGAGCAAGATCAATATTCTGCGCACTTCATTTATCTGCCGCCAGAATATTCTGGTCCGTTAGCGCTTAACTGTACAGTTGGTTATAAGTTTGCAGAGGTGCCAAGAATTACAAACGATCTCTGGGTGATTAATCTACGTGCAACAAGAGCTTAAGGGAGATAATTATGTCATATAATACTTATACTCAACAAGGTTCTTTTGTTTCTGACGGTACAAGAAAAGTACTTCAGCTTCGTGGTGATATTGACTGGATCCATGTCTGGAATCTCACAACTCTCGTTGCGGGTGGTGCTGGTACTGGGGTTGAGTTCAGATGGATGCGTGGATTTGAAAATGATACCGCTATAGAATATACAAAGTTGGCTGCTGATGATTCAATTGCAATTGATACAATTGCTTCTGGTGGTTTTACACCTATCGATTCGTCAAAAACGCCTAAGTTATCGGCTATTAATTCAACAGTTACAGCTGTATCAAATGCGTCGCCTCCGTTAGTTTCTCTAACATCGACAGCTGGTCTAGAAGAAGATGATATTGTCAGGTTTGTAGATGTAACCGGCGCACAACAATTAGGTGGTATCGATTTTACAATCGATACTATAACGACTAATACTAGTTTTGAGTTAGCATATGCTCCAACAATTGTTGCAGGTACAACCGGTTCATTTAGAAGGGTAATTAAGAATCCTCTTTATTATCCGCGTCATAGATATATATCTGCGATTACACAAGCTACAAATGCAGTAATTACACTGACTGTTACACATGGGTTTACAGTAGGGCAAATAGTTAGATTCCAGGTGCCTGCAGCGTTTGACATGACAGAAATGGATAGCCTGCAAGGAACAATAACCGCGGTAAACGCCACAACAAACACCATTACAGTTGATATTAATTCATCAGCGTTTACAGCATTTGCGTGGCCTCTAACAACTGACGTTCCATTTACTCCTGCAATGGTTATTCCTCTGGGCGATGAGGCTACAGTACTTGATGGTGCTACGTATAACCAAGGTTATATTGGTGTAGAGCTAGCAGCTGGAACAGATAGTCCGGCAGGTGTGTTAAATGACGATATATTTTGGATGGCTGGTAAGAGTTTTTCTGTTACTAACGAGCCATAATTAGCTAATGCCGGGTTTAAACCCGGCTTATATAAGGAGATATCATGTCATATAACACATATACTCAACAGGGTAGATTTACCTCTGATGGCGAGAGAAAGACAATTGAGCTACGCGGAGACGTTGACTGGATGCGTGTGTATAATATAACCGTTCTAGATGCCGCTGGTGCAGGTACAGGTGCAGAGTTTTTATGGCTTCGTGGTTTAGCTGATAACAGCGCTATTGAATATACAAAACTAGCTGCAGACCAATCTCTAGAGATTGATTATGTAACTCCAGGTTTTAGGTATTTTAACGACCAGGATGATAGTGAGCTCGGTGCACCTAATACAACAGTTACACAAATTGATGCAGCTGGATCGGTTACTTGTACGTCAACAGCGGGTTTGCTAGAAGGCTCTATCGTCAGGTTCTTCGACGTTGATAATGCAAATCAAATTAGCGGCATAGACTTTGTAGCTAGTAGTATTGTTGCTAATACTAGTTTTGACATCTCGTTCTTGCCTTCTAATTTTGTAGATACAGGCGCAGGCATTACTGGCGAGTTCAGGATAGTTAATAAGGATCCTATATATGCTCCCAATAAGGGAACTATAGTGGATGTAACAATTACAGGAACCACAACAGTAGTAACGTTATCTCGTTCTGTAGATGATCTGTTTTCAGTTAATCAGTATGTACGCTTTAAAGTGCCGGCAGTATGTGGAATGCGCGAACTTGATGGCTTGGTCGGCAGAATACTATCTGTGTCTGCAGGGTTTAATACAATCGAGGTCGATATAAACTCATCAGGGTTTACTGCATTTGCGTTCCCTCTAAATGCAGCTGTACCATTTACCCCAGCGGAAGTAATTCCAATAGGTGACTATGGAACAGACTTGCTAGCAGCGGGTATAGGTGCTACTCAAAACGAATACGATATCGGAATGATTCTAGAGGCCGGGGTAGATGCTCCTGCAGGTTCTGATGGAGATGAAATCTATTGGGTTGCTGGAAAATCTTTCTCTGTAACAAATGAATAACAATCTGGGGCGTTCGCGCCCCTCTTATGAAAGGTAGTAATAATGATAAAAAAAACAACAGATAATAAAAAGAAAATGCAAGAAAGTCTAAAGTATCAACGAGATAAAGATCGTCAAATGGTAAAAGGTATATTTAGGTTTTATGAAGTTCCTGGTGGCTCTGTAAGCTTTAATTATAGAAAATATAAAGAGGATACTATTGAACGATACGATCTCGTAGATGGCCAAGTCTATACAATACCATTAGGTGTTGCTAAGCATTTAACTAAAAACTGTAGCTACCCTGTACATAAGCATTTAAAAGATGAAAGTGGCAAAGTTTCAATGCGCATTGGCCAAAAGGTGAACAGAGTAGGTTTTGAGAGTTTAGAATTTATGGATATTGACGATCTACCCAGCAACTCTGATAGTATTGTTACAGTAGACGAAGTTACAGATGATAGTGTATTTAAAAAAGTAAAGTAGGTAAAAATGGCAAGATTCACTGCTGAAGAAAACCCAACATTTCAGAGAGCAATGAGGCTAATTAGTGCCATAACAAATGATAACCCAGCGCAGGTTACAACCACATTTGATCATGACTATGGAACTGGTGATATTGTGCGGCTTAATATTCCAAAATGGTATGGTATGGTTCAAGCGGATAAGCTTGTTGGGACAATTACTGTTACTGGAACGGATACCTTTACAATCGATATTAACACTACTAAGTTTGATGTGTTTTCTGCTCCAGCGCCTGTTCCATGGTACGTGAATGCAACAGCTACCGTTACACCAGTTGGAGAAGCAACAGAGAATTTAGATGGTGCTACTCAAAATACGTTGCCGCATTAGTTTGAGTTGCTTTAAGCTAATTATGTAGTTTTAATATTTAAATAGGGGATGTAATGGCAGATTCAACCTTAGATGCTATACGTACTAAAGTAAGGAGACTTACTCGTAGCCCATCAGAAGCTCAAATTACTACTGATCAGATTGATGAGTATGTAAATACCTTTGTTTTGTATGATTTTCCAGAACAGCTAAGATTGTCTTCGTTAAAAACCACATTTACTTTTTATACAGAGCCATATATAGATTCATATGATAGTTCTAATACTGCAACTGAGTTAGACAACTTTATTAATACGTATTTAACATTTCATGAGCCAGTTTATGTAGATGGCAAGCAAGTACGGTTTTACCAAGATAGATCTCGCTTTTTTGGTAATTATCCTAAGGTGAGCTCTCGGGTGACTATAGCGACTGGCGATGGTGCGACGCTCAATTATACCGGAACTTTAAGCGCTGCTCCTATTTTAAGAAATGAGGTACTGTTTAGCTCGCGAGATTCTAACAACGACAGTCTAGAATTGCATGATCAGCCAGTTGATAATGATACAGGGCTATTAAATGGTTCTGGCGGTACGGGCGCTATAGACTATGTTACAGGTGAATATGCGATTGACTTTACTAGTGCGCCAGCTGCAAGTGTAGATATAGTTGCGCATACTGTACCTTATGTGAATGCTGTTCCGGATGCCGTATTATTTTATGACAATACTTTTACAGTGCGTCCAATCCCTCAGCAAGCATATAAAATTGAAATGGATGCATATAAAAGGCCAACAGAATTGCTAGCAAATAACCAGTCCCCTGAGCTAGAAGAATGGTGGCAATATATATCATACGGCGCCGCAAAGAAGGTCCTAGAGGATAGATTGGATATGGAAACCATACAAATTATAATGCCAGAATTTAAAACACAAGAGCGCCTTATTTTAAGAAGAAGTATAGTGCAACAAGCAGGTAAGCGAGTTGCAACAATTTATACTGATCACTTAGATGGTCAAATGCGCAATAATTGGAATAGGAGGAGTTAGTTATGGCATATCAGCAAAACATTCCGTTGCCCACAGATGAGCCAAAAACATCGCAAAACGGCTTATTAAATAATTTTCAAGCTATAAAGACTGCATGGGATATAAATCATGTAACTTTTGATTTGCCAAATCAAGGTAAGCATAACTACGTAACGTTACCTGAGCAGGGAGCTGGGCCTGCTACTGCAGCCGATGAAATTGCTCTATACTCAAAAGAATCTACACTCACGAGTGTAGCAGAGTTATTTGTAAGAAAAGAGTCGTCAGGCGACGAAATAGAGTTTACTTCGGCTATAGCCGCTACTCCTGGATGGACTAGATTACCCTCAGGAATATTGCTTAAATGGGGATCTGCAACAGCGACTGGAGCAGGAACAATAGTGTTTCCTGTAGGAGCTACTATTCCTGCGTTTACTACTGTTTTTTCTGCACAACTAACTGTTTTAGATGCTGCAGCTGCAGATGCCGACGAGGCTATTAGACTAACAGCCTTTACAGCATTATCAATTAGTGTATGGGGATCTCCTAGGTCAACAACCGGCTCAAAAGCAGTTAATTTTGAATATCTTGTAATAGGAGATTAAATGGCTTTTGATAAGTTCTTAATAGCGCCGATAGAAGATGGTCTTAGAAATGATGTCAAACCTTGGCTTCTTCCGGACAGTGCGTTCGAAGAGCTTAACAATGCCTATAATTTTCGCGGTAGAATAAAAAAAAGACTAGGTTCATTTAGTGTTGGAAGTGGCTTAACAGATTCTGCGCTTCCTTCTAGGCTGCGTATAAAGCTTGCCGCAGCTTCAGGTACAGTGCCACTAGGTGGAACAATTTCAGCAATAGGGCAAATGTTTTCTGTTGGCGACGAGACGTTAACGGTAAACACACTAGGGAATCCAGCTAATCTTGTGAGTTCAGATCCTGCTCTTTCAGGTACGTTTGATACTACAACAGGTGCCTATGTTATTAACGGTGCTGGGGCTACTGATATATATTTTTATCCGGCTAGACCGGTGATGGGGTTTGCGAATTATGAGCAAGCAGCGATAAATGATGAGCGCTTATATGCCTTTGATCAAAACTTCTTTTATAGGCTTTTTGCGACTGGATGGGAAGCTGTTGATCCAACTGATCCAAACGCTCAATGGACTGGCTCAGATAGCCAATTCTTTTGGAGTACGACATGGCGTGCCGCGGCTGGAGGAGATTATGTCCTCTTTACAACAAATTTCAATACTGTTGATCAGTTAAGATATTATGACGGTGCTGCATGGGCTAGTTGGAATCCTCAATATGCTTCATTAGCTAATAATACGATTGAGACTGCGCGTATAATTATTCAATATAGAAATCGATTATTGCTTATTAATACTGTTGAAAATGATAACGGTGGTAATCCGGTATCATTTGTAAATAGAATTAGATATTCGACTTTAAATGCACCTTTGAATGCAAATGCTTACAGAGAAGACATAGCAGGTGAGGGGTCGTTCTTAGATGTTCCAACAAGAGAGGCCATAGTTAGTGCTATAAAAATAAAAAATAGGCTTATACTGTTTTGCGAGCGTAGTACTTATGAGCTTGTTTATACGCAGGATGAAACTGCACCATTTACTATACAGCAGATTAACTCTACACTAGGCTGCGAATCTACTTTTTCAGTTATACCTTTTGACAAGGTGGTACTTGGTATTGGCCAAGATGGTATACACGCCTGCACCGGTGCAAATGTAGAACGAATCGACAGCAAGATTCCTGATGAGATATTTCAAATTCATAATGAAGATGACGGTGTTTTTAGAGTGCATGGTATAAGGGATTATTATAATGAGCTCACTTATTGGGCTATGCCTTCAAGGGCTGGTCATGAAAAGTTTCCTAATACTGTTCTCGTTTTTAATTATAACAACAGAACATGGGCTCGGTTTGATGATAGTATAACGGCATTTGGCTACTATCAAAACGTAACAGAGCTTACTTGGCAAGAGATACAGGGCACGTGGGAAGATTGGGTAGGGCCATGGAATTCAGGCGAGCAAGAGTCTAAGTTTAGATATACCATAGCGGGAAATCAGCAAGGTTTTACTTTTGTTATGAGTAGATCTAGGCCAGCAAATGCAACTTCTCAGCAGATTACAAATATAACGATAGCTGCAAGCGTTGTCACGATCACAAGCATTAACCATAATTTAACAACGGGTGACTGGGTGCAGATTCTAAATGCCAAGAAAACCGATGGCACGCTCTATACTGAACTTAATGATAAGATATTCAAAATCAAAAGAATAGACGATGACAATTTTACGATTGATGAAGCTCCAAGTATTACAGGCACGTATGGTGGCAATGGTGCATTAAAATTGGTTAGTAAGGTGGATATTCGTACTAAGCGTTTTAATTTTTATACTCCTCGAGGACGTGGTAGCAATATACAAAAAATAGATTTTTTAGTGAATAAGGTTGATGATAGTGAGCTTACTATTGATTACCTTCCTTCAGGATCACAGATATCTTTAAGAGAAGCGGGTATAGATACGCAATCAATTTTAGGCACAGGCATTCTTGAACTTTCATCATTTACAACACTAGAAGAAGCGCAAGAAACGTTTTGGCATGCGGTTTATATGCAAGCGCAAGGTGAATCTGTTCAGCTGAGAATATATTATAATGATTCTCAAATGAGTACGCCAGCAAAAGCACTAAGATGGTTTGAGATACATGGTATTTTATTTCATGCTTCTCCAATACAAGATATTTAAAGCTTTATGAATTCGAATACAACATAACATTTAGTGAAAGCAGTTCTATCGCTACCGGTAGTTATTGATATATTTGTATTGTCTACACTAAGTTCAATGTTGTTTGCGAGAATAGGAGATGCGTATGGCAATGATATAAAGTTAACTCCCGTAGGGTCAGTCGCAGAACCATATATATTTACAGATGAGTATGTATTTGGAGTCGGGAATGTTATGCCGTGAGCAACTGTTTTTGTGCCTGTGTTTGGTAGTGCACCAAAGTTAACAACTGTTCTAGAGACAGTTCTTTTTTCTGAATCTGATACGCTAAGGTCCCTAAAGTATAGTTGCCCAGTTAGTATTTCAAATTCTTCGTATAAGCCTGTTTCTTTTTTGTTTAGCGTGATTGTCATAAGATTTAATATTTGGCGTAGTCTTACTAAAAAATCTTTATATTCTGGGCTGTTAATCTTTATGTTTTGATCTAGATTTTCTATCTCAAATATTTGAGTGATTGGAAGAAAAATTCCTGAGTTTAATGACATTACTTGCTCCTAAATTTTAAATATATATTTAGTTCATTGTACTATATGAATAGTAGATCTTTTAACATTAAAAAGAGGAATTATTATGAGCTTAAAAAAGGTTTTAAAGGCTATATTTGTACATGGCCCTAAAAAAGTTTATAGCTGGCTTGTAGGATCAAAAAAGCCAGCAAGTGTTTTAAAGGGAAAAGGTGGAGCAAAATCAACATTGTTGCCAGGAGGAGCTACTGTAACTGCAATACCAAAAGATGATCCTATACATGAATACATGGAGAAAGAAGGGATCAGTGCTGATATGGTAGAAGGTTTATTTAAGACATTAGAATCAGAGGGAGCAAATATTGAAGATATTGTTTCAGGCCGTGAACAATTGTTTGGTCCACAACAAGATCTTGATTTGGCGCAATTAGACTTTGGGCCGATTGAAGAGCAGGCTCGTAAGCAATTTAAAGAAAGAACGATTCCAACTTTAATGGAAAGATTTACAGCGCTTGGACACGAAGCTCCTTCTGGTGCGCTCAATCGTCAAATGGCGCAGGCAGGTGTAGATTTGGAATCGGCACTTGCTGCGCAAAGAGCTGAAGTGCAACCTAAGTTTGCATTGTCTAAGGCGCTTTTAGAATTGCAACAAAGAGGTCAACGCGTTAGTGAAACAGGAGCCGTAACGCAGGCCTTAGAGTCGCCTCAACGCATGCAACTATCAAAGGCGCAGTTGTTGGCAAATATTCTCGGTGCGCCGGCATCACACCTTGCAGCAGAGCCTAGGAAGCCAAGTTTTTGGGAATCACGTATGGCAGGTCAGTTGACAAAAGTTGGTGGTAAGGCACTAGGTAATTATTTAGGTTGGAATAAATAAAGGATAAATAAATGGCTATAATACAAATTCCACAAACGGGTTTAGGGTCTGCAGGAGCCGGTGTTGGTTCTGCGCTAGCAGGAGGCCTAGAGTCTCTCATTGATATGAAACTTCAAAGTATGCAAAAGCAACAGCAAGTTAAGGTAACACAAGAAGCGTTAGCTCAAATTTTAGGAAAAGAAAAAGCAGAGGCAATTGCTCCTTTAGCGGTTGAAAACCCTAGGTTGGCTATGTCTTTAATTAATGCCAATGAACGTGATATGCAACAAGACACTATTGGAGGAGCATTGAGTCAGTTAGGGTATGATAAAGAAGAATCGGAGGTTTTAGGGGGACTTCCAAGAAATATATTAAATTCTTTGATTAGAAAAGGTGTTGTTCCTGGAAAA